GTGGTCGTAGAACCGGGGTTCTGAACCAAAGCAGCGTTACGATTGACATCAGTACGGTTTAAGTAACTGATGGTTGTTGTACCAGTAGCACACACTGCGGCTTTAAACAAAGCATCCGGGTCGTCCTGCACGTATGCAGACATCGTGGAGTTTGTTAAGCCACCGGGGTAATACTGACGGAAGGTCAGACCAAATGTCGGATCGACATAGGTGACACCTAGAAAAACACCAACAGCAGAGCCAGAGTCCGTGGTGGATACTTTCGTAATATTCCCGTCTGCATTAAGGTTAACAACGTCGCCAAAGAAAATAGCGGTTGCCTCACCTGTACCGATGGGGATCTGACGAGTAGCACCAGCAAACACCTGACCGCCGATCAAATTGATCGGAATAAGCCCGTAAGGGCCTGATACGGTGGGATATGCCATTTTTAAACCTCGTTAAAAAGTTATTTACCTTTACCAAACGAAGTCGTAGACCTTTTCTCTTTAAAGAGGGGCATCCGACTATCGTTCTCTCTCATAAACGTGTTATCTACAGCATCCATATTGTCTCTAGTGGCCTTGGCGTAGTGTTGTTTACGCTGATCCATAAATTCAGTAGGGATCTTGCAGAGTAACAATCCGGCAACCTCAATATTGTCCTTAAAGCGACTATTGGGATCCGTTAACATCTGGAACTTAGGCTGCTCTTCAATCCGAACAGGCTCCCATCCTTCACGCATCTTAGAAGATACGTTCTTAGCGTCGGCCTGCCCTTGTGAGGCAACACGAATCCAGCGATATGAATACCCCGGCTGCTTATCCGGCTCCGGTAGTGCGGAAGCAGGTGCCCAAGCCTGTGGACGTTCTACGTTGGTTCGTTTTTCAAGTTCGCGTGCAAGTCTATTTTCAGCCATTTTAGTTCTCCTGTGTTTTCGCAAATTCCCGGGCATACTGCTCGGGGGTTAAACCTAACTTCTTAGCAATCATTAACTGCGATTGCTTAAGCACTATCTTTTTGGAGGATGTGCTACGCGATGCCGGAGCAACTACTGTGGCAGGTCGATCGGTGCGCGTAACGGGCTTGCCGCCCCCGTTAGTCGTTTTAACTTCATCCCCAAAATTCTCGGGAAATTTTTCACGTATTGTTTTGTGCATACGCCTGACCATTCTGTGCCACCAGATCTTCGTGTAGACCCAGCGCTAAACTCGTCATAAGCCGGTCTTTACCGAACCAAGGATTTCGCTCTTGCCACGAACTCGCTTTTGGATCCGGTCTAGGGGCTTGCTCTTGGGGACTATTTACAGGAACTTCTTGGGTTTGTAAAGGGGGCCTGTAGTTTTTTATCTGCTGGAGTTTATAGTTGACATTAGACAACTGCTCCTGAGCCTCTACTAACTTATCAGAATCCCCGGCGTCATAAGCCTCTTTATAGGCCCGTTTAGCCATTTCCATCTCAAGTTCGGCTGCGCTTTTTGCCGTGTCTATGAAGGATTTCTCCCCCTCAGACAGCCTAGACTTCAGGCGCTTATTCTCTTCTAGGGCGTTTCTGGCAAAGGCTAAAGCCTCTTCCCGCTCCCTTGCAGCCTCATCTTTGGCTCGGCGCTCATCGTGCCAAACCTTTTTCATCTGCTTCAGACGAGTCTTTACCTTATCGGAATACTCTTCTAACTCATCTGCCTCTAATTCTTGGACAATTTCCTTGGGAAGAGGCGTCCTGCCGCGATCTTCTTCAGGTGTGTCGTCTTCAATTTCGATGTCAACCTCAGGTTTTCCCTTGCTTTCTACGGGTTTACCCTGATCTTCATCTTCTATTTCAAACTCAAAATCAGGTTTTCCTTCTGCTTCTTTGGGTAAAGGCATGACTTACTCCTTATTTGCGGCTGATTCCACGGGGGTCTTCAACTACTCCCTCGACAGAATCATCGTTGATGATGCGGAACTCACGGCCATGAATCTTGAGCCGTGTACCTGCGTGGGGGCGCACGAGAATAAAGTCCCCTTCCCTACACCAAGGCCCTGACGGGAATCTTGCGGCGTCCTTATAGCAATCTGGCCCCATCTTCACGACAAAAAGAACCGTTGTGAGTAGTTCTTCGTGCTGAAGGGTTAGGTCAGATTTAAGGATTCCACTTTCGTACTGCTCTTCGATGTTAGGAATTCCACACAAAATGCGGTACCCAGAAGGGTCCGGTAACTGCTTGGCTTTTCGGTCGTCTGAATCTGGCAGAACACTTACTTCACCTTCTTCTGTAGCGATGGCGAGTTCAGTCATCGTCTTTTTCCATCCTTTCTGCTGTTTCTATAAGAATATTGTTTGCGATCAGAAGTCCACGGTAGATCCCGCAGCCATATTGGTAGGCCCCGAAATCCTTTGCATTACCTAAAACCGTGTCCTGTTCGATTACTTTCATTTCCTCTCGTATCTTGTCTGAAAGATACTTAAGTAGGTCACTGCTCATTTACTCTCCTTTTTGTGGGGATTGTGGCTTTATTATCTGGGCTATCTGAACGCCAAGTCTGGCTTCTTCTAACTCATTTCGGTTAGCCTGTAACCGTTCTTCTCTGGCAACTTCAATGCCAATCTTTGTTCCCTCAAGTTCGGTCTTGGCCGCAATTTGTGCTTGCGACTGACGTTCCTGAGAGGTGATTCTTTGCTTCTCAATTTCCAACTGTGCCGCCTTGAGTTGAGCATCTGTTTGATCTTTAGCGGCTTTACGCTGTAGGTCTTGGCCCTTAAGTTGGAGTTCTTGCATCTGCATCTGAATGATGGGGTCCTGCGCTTGTTGCTGTGCCTGCTGTTGTGCAGCCTCGGCTTGGTTTTTCTGAAGCAACTGCTGGGATGCTTGGGCTACCAGACGGGACAACGCAAACTCGATATCTTGTGGGATCTGTTTGTCATCATCAAACGTCGGTATAGGCGCTCCAACTTGCTGCTCGATTTGGTTGCGATACATATACCCAAAGTGCTCTGCAATATGAGACTGTAGTGCAGCCATCATTTGATTTGCCATTGGGTTTTGTCCAATCATCTGTGCAGTCATTGGATCCTGCATAAACGATTGGTGGGTCTTAATGTGTGCTTCGTGATCTTGATAAGCAAACGCCTTGAGTGGCTTGCCTTTGATCACATCCATGTTTTCTGAAACTGGATCTCTTGGCTTCTGATCATCCGGCATCGGCACTAACTTTGAGGCGTTCTTGATTCCAAGAACCTCAAGCATTTGCCTATGTAAGTATGGGAGGTCATATAACTGCGGGGCTTGAGCCGCCAATTGCATGACCGCCTGATACTGTACGACCTTCTGCGACATGGTGGCCGCATTGGGATCGCTGACCGGGATAACTTCTACATCATCGTAGTCAGACTGCTTGGCCCGACGGCTGCCTTCTTCTGGCTCGTAGGAGTAATCTTCTGGAGTGTAATCACGGATGATGTCTCTTAGAAGTTTGAACTCCTGCTTCATGCTGTAGTGAATACGTGCCTGAACGGCAGACATCACTTTTAGTGTGCGCTCAAGAATTGCCAGCGTCGTTCCAACAGGGGACTGGGCACTCATGTCGGATACCTTCAGATCCGCTGCACTAGCGAATCTACGACCTTCTTCAACTATGGTGCCCAAGAGGGTATACAACACCTGACTTGGCTCCTTATACGGGAGCGTCATGATGTTGTCTTTGATTGTGCCCGAGGCTACATCTACATCTCGGAATTCCGCCGGAGCGATCGGCGTGTCATCACCCTTAACCCGCAGACCTTTTGTTTTGAATCCTCCGGGGAGATTAGAGAGAGTACCCGCGTCAACAAGTTGGCGAATAATAGAAGTGCCAGACTTAGCAAAAGCGCCAATGAGATGAATAAGACCAAAAGCATAGAACCCAAATCCCGGGATGTATGAATAATGGACAAAATGATTGCGTTTTTGCTTAAGATCATCATCTGGATGCCAATTGCGACGAATCGCTAAAATGTTTTGGGTACCTTTTTCGATAGTAACAACGTAAGGCAAAGCAATACCCGTCGGCTCGCCATCGTCGTCCTTGTCCTCGTATCCGGGTAGATCGAGGTCAACGAGCCTATCAAGGATCTTGTACCGATCGTCGGATGAGGCACGGAAGCCCATCTTCTCAGCGATCTTCTTTTCAACCTCATCGAATGAATCAACTGGATCACCAAGTTCTACGTCACGATAAAAGCCAGCAACCTGTAACTTACGCAGTTCGTTTTCCGTCTTACGCATTACGTGCGTTACACGCTCTGCGTTCTGGATGTTTGAGGCCCCATAAGGAACGACCACATCCTCTGATGGTACGAACAGAGATACCTGACGGTCTAGGCTGGGATCGAAATATACCTTTTTGAAAGCGTTGCCAGATAGACCCAAGCCCCACAGCATCCGCTCATGCTCAGGCCGATACTCCACCATAACTTCAGTTAACTGATAGTTCATGTCGTCTTTAACACGAATGGCGGCTTCTTTTTTCTCAACAGTCTCTTTGCCAATAATCTGTGTTCTGACCGGCCCCGATGATGGGAAGGTCTCCATGATCGTCTCGGCTTGAAACTTAACGAGGGCTTCTGAAAGCATGGGATGGTAAACACCACAAGCACCCGGCCAAGGTTCTGTCCGGTCTTCAATCTTCATGCCCAGCAACTCTAGGCCATCAACGTAGGTCTGCATCCAGTCTTTGCGACTAGATAAGTCTTCCTCAAACTCGCCAATTAAGTCACCGCATAATTCTATTAACTCCCCCTCATCCATCTCTTCAGCGAGGTTGGCGTTAAAGTCGTCTTCAATCTCTACTTCTTCAATCTCCAGTATGGGCTTGCCATCAATCCCAATACGGACGGCTTCCGGATCTTCGATCTCTATCTCAATAGCAGGCTCATCTGAAATATCTTCGAGATCTAACCCCATCGGGGCTTGTCCTAGTGCTTTATCAATTGCCATAGTTTGTCCTTAGTAATAGCCTTCAAACTTTCGTCTAAAGTGTTCCGGCTCCTCCGGCTCGTCTAAATTAGTACGAATAAACCCACCCTTGCGGAATCTCATCAACGCAAGGGATACGGTATCAACATAGTCATCATGCTCCCCGGCAGGGAAAGATGCAACCTCGTCAATCACTTCTTCAGCCCAATTAGTGCCCGGTGCCCACACTCTACCACTAGCGAACAAATCTGACACGGCGTTTAAGCGGGTAATTTTATCGTTTCCTCTAACCGGAGTGAATTCCTGCACCGGCATCCCCATCGCTCTAAGTTCATATATCAAAGGAGCGCCAGAAGCCTTCTTCTCGATGATCACGCTGTCCGGCTCCCACTCTTTATATTGATCGATCGCCTCTCTTTTTAGTTTTGGAAACTCCATCCGATCCCTAAAGGCGTTCAGAAGAATGATATTGGTCTGATAAACCCCGTTATCGTCGGGATGCTCGAAGACTCCCCATAGAGTCATGGCTGAATAGTCAGCCCGGTTCGTCGCTTCGAAGGCGGTATCCCATGCCATAAGGGTAAAGTCACAGTGTGGCGGGTCTTCTTCCTCCCAAACCTTCCACCACTCCCGTTTTATGATGGCTGAAGACTCGGAGGTAGGGTTCTGCTGGTACTGAGACTGCCATTTTGAGTTAGGAAGTTCAGTTTTTAGGGCTTCGAGTTCGTCTATAGGCCAGAATTCAGGCCATAAAGGTTTTCCGGAGGGCAAAATCGCTGGGAATTCGATAACCTCCCACGCCTCGCCGCCCCTTTGACCCTCTGCCTTCAAGACTTGGCCCGTTAAATCCCGCTTTCCCCACCGAGTCATAACAACAATGATCGTTCCACCCGGCTGTAAACGCTGCCGTGGACCAGAGGAGTACCACTCGTAGACCTTATCGTAGATTTCAGGGTTCGATGAGGCCAGTGCTGCCTCCTGTTCTGAGTGCGGATCGTCAATAATCAGAAGATCCGCGCCCTTACCAGTAACCGTACCCCCAACACCGATAGCAAAGTACTCTCCATTGGCGTTAGTTGACCAACGTCCAGCGGCCTTAGAGTCCTGTCTCAGAGATACATTGGGAAATATCTTGGCGTAAGTCTCACCGTCCACCAGATTTCGCACCTTACGACCAAAGCCCACGGCCAGTTCGGCTGTATTCGAACACTGGATAATCTTCTTACCCGGAAACCTACCTAAAAACCAAGCAGGCAATAAGTAGGAGGCGAACTCAGACTTAGTGTGCCGGGGTGGCATATTGATAATCAGCCTCTTAATTTTCCCCTCGGCTATCTCCTCAAACTTCTTAGCCATAACAGCGTGATGTCTGCCGTGTATAAAGGCAGGCCATACAGTCTTTACAAACGACATAAAGTTAGTTTGCCCTCGCTCCCTCATAACCGCATCAGAATACTGCTGCGCCATTTGAAGTAAGGACTCACGCTCCCCCTCTGGAAGGGCGTTGATCAAATCAAATATCTTATTCAATGTTACGCACCCTTAAACCCTTTGGCCGAATCGAACGCGGCCGCCTCCTCACCCCGTGGCAGAGCCCTAACTCAACCAACTTCCACATCTTTCTAGATACATTACCTCTAGACTTCTCCCCAGTCACCAATAGAACATCATCGATAGTAGGACCGAAACCATACTTCCTCCACCACTCATCAATAACCAAAAATATTTCCTTCTGCGCTGGCGTCATCCCATTCTCCAAAAATATACCCCCCCCCACTTTTTCATTTCAAAAAGATAAGGGGGGCATTTCTATACCCCAAACCCCCTAAAACC